GTCGCGAATACCTCACATGGCTTGACTAAGAAGAACCTATCGCTTTGCACTCTTCAATGCCTTAGTAAATGTTTCTGCAAAGTTCTTATCAAAGTTAGCTGCAGTGTATTTCTCTGCTATTTTGTAGAAGGGAAACATAGCCTTGTAAGTCACACTATCTTTGAAGCCAACAAGCAGCTTAACTGTCCTGTCTTTATGCCTTTCCCAGACACCATCAATGCCTTTAATATTACCTATAAACTGATTCTGTTTCTTTACAAGTCCAGTCCTTCTGCCTGCGATATTACCAAACTTATTTAGTCTTGCTTCCTTTGTGTATGGCACACCTATGTTGCTCTCACTACGTTCACCACCATGTACAAGACGTTGCATAAACTTGTTTGCCCAATCTACAAAACCTAATGTGCCTGACAGTTTTCTTTTTGTTGCAGCAATTCTGTAAAAAGCCTTTGTGGTTCTTGGCATGGGTCGATCTAATTTTCTATTCATCTGAACACCCATAGCTCTATCAAGACCCTTCATTCTATTTGCTTTACCTATGCCAAGTGTTTTATTTATTGCCATTGCAGTTGCAAAAGGTACTTGCTTCTTCTGTAAATCAGTTGACCACCTCTTAACTTCTTTAATGTTATTTTTGACAGATATCTTCATGACTTTCTCCAATGGCTTTTACCTTTAAATTTAATGCCAAGCTCTTGTGCTATCTTCAGCACACTAGACTTGCTTATGTCTAACGTATTAGCCACATCCAGAGATGACTTACCTTTTTCTATCTGTGTCTTTAACCATTCTTTGCTTATGTCTTTTTTCATAAATCCTTGTAGTAATTTATTAACTTATTCAAATACCATTGTGCTTTTTCTAAGTCCTGTATGTTTGCATCTTTGTATTTGTGCCTGTGTATGTACTTAATGATAGTGCCTTCTAGGTAAGATGAAAAGTTAGAGCCTAACTGTTGCTCAATGTAATCAATGCACTCTACACCCTGCTGATTATAATGTGGTGGATGATTTACAAGGTCATCTTGTTGCTCTTGTTGTCTAACCTCGTACATAGCATTACATGATTTACATTCTAACTCTGTCAGTATGCCCATATGACCTTCATGTTCTAAATCATGATCTGCAAGCCAAGTTAATAAAGTTTTACAATGCCAACACCTCATTTTTTTCTCCTTGCTATTTCGTTTCTGACCTTCTGTCTTACTTTAGGTTTAGTGCTTTCATTATTAACAATCTTTATGAGTTCCAGATCATTAATATTTTTTAGGTAGTAATGCTCTGTTAGCAGCTTACCTGTTTTCTTATCTCTAACTGTTTGGCTTGGCTTTAGCTTTATTGGCATCCTTATCTCCTTTAAAAATCTTATCCCAGTTTTGATCTATTTTCTTTTTATCTTCTGGTCGTCTTTTTGAACCTTTACTCATTGTTTATTTCTACCTTTTCAAATTTACTACCCTCAAACTGTTTAGCTATAAGAATTCTCATATCCATTAGTTCTTTAGGTACTGACCTTAGTAATTCTTCTATGCTGATAAAGTTAGCATCTTTATGTTTAGCAATTAGTTTAGCTCTTGGCATCTGGTAATCCATATCTGTCACATACCAAATTTCACCATTCCAATCAAAACATCTCATGTGTGGCTCAACTGGTTTATATCCAAATTCTTTCAACTCATTGACCAATGCATCATAAGCTCTATACATCATTTCTATCATTTGGGTCATTTCCTGATCATCTCTTTTTGCTAAAGCCAACTTATATAACTTAGTTGCCTTTTTAAATTTTAGAGATGTTTCAGTAGAGATAAGGTCATTAATTCTAGTCATATCACCCCATACAGTTCTGACTTCTTTTATATGTTGATTTAACTCCTGCAACTTCTTTGTCACAACAAGACTAAATTTCTTTTCTTTTGCTCTACTCATGTATGTAAATTTTGTATGTAATCATTTGCATGTATGTTGTATGTATTTCTAAGAAATACATATACATACATACACAAATTTAGTGATTTTACATATAAAAACATACACTTACATACACTTTTACATACACTTATAAAATCACTTATATAGACCACTAAACTCAACCTTGTTTCTGTATTCATTAGCCTGAAACAAATTATTATCTGCATCATGATTAATAATATCTAATTCCTTCATCTCGCCTGTGTATTGATCTATGTTAGGTCGCTTCATTGGATTACCTGCTTTAGTTTTGCAAACACCAAATAGATCACCAACACTAAACCAGTAGTCCTCTGGATTACCACCCTCTGCTGACTGCTTTTCTAGTGCTAATTGTCTTAATGCTCTATCAACTTCTGCATGCGTTGACCTCATCTTAATGTTGCCTTTTGGTTTATCAGTCACAATGTCCAGATATCCAGATGTCATGTTGTAGCCTAGTAAATCCACCTCATTAAACTTGAAGTCCAGATTAGCCATGCCCTGACCATCCTTGTTTAATGTTTGACTCAAGGTGACGTACATATCACCACCTATATCTTCTCTAACCACCTGAAATTCATAGTCCATTGATGCACCTAGAACTGAACTACCTCTTTGCCTTCCAGAAGCGTTATGCCCTGTGTGATGCACTATGACTACGCATGCTTTATATTTATGAATTATGTTATCTAACCTACTAATAAACATTGTCATGTCCTCTGTGCTGTTCTCTGACCCTGCTCCAAAGTTTCTGTTTAAAGTATCAACAATAATGCAACCAATCTCACCTTCTCTTGCACAGATAATATCTAGCTCATCTACTAGCTTTTGATATTCATCTTCATCAAGAATCCTTGTACCTCTATTAGATAAATACAGTGGTGCATCTACAAGACTTCTGCCCACTTGTTCTAATGCACTTAATCTTCTAATAGTTCCACGTTTACCCTCACCCACAAGCATGACCACTGGTGCTTTTGTAGCTTCATGACCAAAGTATTCTGCTCCTCTAGCAATCGCAACTGCCATATCTAGTGCAACAAAAGACTTACCTTCTTTTGGCTTACCAAATATTGCTACTAAACTTTCACGTTCAAAGATGTCCTTAATCAACCACTCTGGCTCTGTAATCTGACCTAACACCTGATCAGCACGTTCAAAGTAAAGTGTGCCTGCAGGTCTATGCATAGGATTGTTCTTAATGTAATCCACAAGGTCTGCATGATCTGCAAACAACCCACGTTCTACTGCTTCGTGCATATCTTCTTTTTCTTGCAAGCCTTCTGGTGGTTTACATACGCTGACCAATGACCCATGCTTCTGTAAGTGCCTTGAGATGTCATCTGCAAACCCAAAACCTGCTTCATCATTATCTGGAAATATCAGCACTTCCCTACCATACAGAGGTGACCAATCAGTCTTTTGCCAACCTTTACAACCACCATGATGACAAGCTACTTGATGCTGATAAATCTGCTCACTTGCCACTGCTGCTTTTTCACCCTCTACAAGCAACACTGGCTCTGTATCAGAACGTTTTGGTGTTAGGTATAAGGGTAGCTCTCCAGAAGGTCTTTTGCAGACCCAGAAGCCATCACTCTGTTTACAGTAAGGAGCATATTTTTGATAGCTTCTGTTATGACCCTCTGGAAAGCGTAAAACAATAAAGTTGTCAGCGTATTTAATTTTGATTTCTGCTTCCTTCCAGAGCTTCGCCATCTCATCCCTAGACAACAGTGGGGTAGTTTTAGGGGAACGTATGTTTACTACATTTTTAAGAGAATCTACCCCACCACTGAAACCAAATCTTTTAAGCACAGCAGCAACGTCTTGATTATGTTCAACCAAAAGTCCATGCACTCCAAAACCTTTATCAGCTTCAAAGTCATAGAACTGCCCAGTTTCTTTGTTTAGACAAACACTTCCTTTATTTCCCCATCTTATCTCTGTAGAGGATTCTTGTTTTGGTTCGCCTAACAGTTCAAGACCTACTGCTCTAGCAATAGATGCCCATTCTTCGTTGGTCATTTAGAATGGAATGTCGTCTTGTTTTAATTCTGCTTTTGCTTCTTGGCTTTTAGCCTGTTCTTCGATTTCTTTTGCAACAGGTGGGTCATCATTTGCCCATTCTGGGATGACAAAACCTTCTGGTCTTGGTTTATAACCCTGAAATTCAAACTCTGGTACAGAAGAAATAAATCCTGATTCAAAATTTACAGTTTTAGAACCTATATATTTGAATACAGGTAATGCAGGTGCTTCTTTATTAGCACCATGCCAAAAACTAGGACAAATATCTCTGAAGGCTTGTACTTCACCCCATGACATGCGTTCCCATAACACAGGCTTATCATGCCCATGCACAAACACCCAGACACTAAATGCATCCTTCCATGTATCGTCTGGCTTAACTCTTTTGCCACCTTTGTGTTCTGCCCACTTAAACTCATAACCCTTTGCAAATCTACCTATGCCTGTCTGTATTGTTTCTGGGTCTAAGATAATGTAGCTAAGATCAATTACATCCTTACCAATGTACCATGCCTTATCTTTAGCTAAATGTTTTAAAAATAAGTCCTGTGGGTTATCACTTGAACTCGCTTCTTCTGTGAAAAAATCTTCACTCATTTCATACTCCTTTATTAATGCAGCTTTCTCTCTTCGCTGCGATTGTACAAATCTTCTAACATCTCAATGTTAGAAACCTTAAATTCATGATAAGTACCATATTCTGTGATACCCATCATTTCACATACCAGACAATAGTTTTGATACCTCATCTGGCAAAAATTCTCAAAGCCTTCGTCATACATGATGTACATTGTTTAATATTACATCAATTTTCTTGCAGATATCAGATAAGTACCCAATCATTACTGCTTCATTCTTTTTAGGTAAGTCCTTAATCATTACATGAGCAGGCATTACCACTTTTGGTTTTGTGCCATTATATTTATAAATCAGCACTGGTATAAATAGATCACCTGCTGCATCACATGCCTGCTTCCACCATCTCTCTTGCATGAAGTGGTTGCCATTACCTTTATATGCCTTGCACTCAATCGCTAGTTTTCCCCAGTAGATATCAGCAAGACCCTTCTTCTGATATTGGTCTAAGTTTCTTTTGACCTTTTGATCTGAACCTGTAGATTCCAGATACTCATTTATCTTCTTAACAATAGCTCTCTCAAATGCAGCACCTTTATTTCTAGCGTTTACCATTTTTATCTAGTTTCCTTCCAATATTTATCAACCAAGATAGCTAAAATCTTTGCCATAGAAAGTCCCTGCTCTGCTTTTAATGTTTTAAGTTTTGCTAATGTGTCTTGTTTTAAACGCATTGTTGTTTGTGTTCTTTTATCTACCATGAGTTGCCTGTTTCTGTTTCAAACATCTGTCTTAACTCTTCTAAAGTCTTATTACTCACAATTCGTTCAAAAGACCCATCATTGTAATGCTTCTCAATTGTGCCATCTTTGTATTCTATTGTTGTGATCGTTTCACCAAACTTATCTGTCTGTCTATAAACAATAGATTTGCACCATTGTCTGAATGACTTATGTTTGTCTTGCTTACTCATTCCCAGACCTAATCGCATCAATAATACCTAGCTTGATAAAGTAGCCTGCTACTTCACCTATGCTTTTCTTACCATGCTTAACTTTGTATTCCCAAAGTAATTGATGAACTTCTTTGTCCACCCAGACAGCTTCTTTACCTGCTCGTTCTGTCAAGGGGTCATTGAAATCTTTGAATGTTTTTTCTTCTTCCATGATTTAACTCTCCAAGTTAATTATAATTAAAAAAGGGTAGGTTGCAAAAACTCTCCAGTTCATACTCCCTTATGCTTCCTACCCTACCTGTTTAATCCTGATAGACTTACGCCTAACGCTATATGCTTCTTTAGCAGGAACAACCTTCTCTGGTTGAGCCTTGTAATTGATCATTCCCCAGTTCACATGAAAATCACCCACCACTGCTTGTTCAGCATTACCCATCATGTCCATGATGTCTTTTTGCAACTGGTCTTTTTGTTTGCCCATAAGTTTGATGTTCTCATCTAGGTTCACTATCTGTGAAAGTATGTCTATAGCTTTTGGGTCTAGCTCTGCCACTTCCTCTGGTATCGCTTCATCATATTTGAGCCATGCATCATCAGATGTTTCTGGGTCAAAGTATGATTCAGTTTTTATACGTTCTTGCCACTCTTCAGCAAGCTCTTTAAGTTCATTACCAAACTCCATGTCACGTTGATAGAAGTAATAATGCAGCTCATAAGAACTTTGATAAAAGATAACCAAGACACCCCAGTTAGTATTAGCACACTCCACCTGTGTCTTGAGCTGTAGCCAACCTCTCCAGTCCAATGTTTCTTGAGAATGATCTGGATAATCTTTAGTCAGCTTACATTCTATGATGCCTGTATTATTGATAAACACCTCATCTGCTTCTGGGCAATGTATGCCTACAGCTTCATCTGGAACTATCGTTAGCTCTTTAGCATCTGCCATACCATCCAGTGAACACTCTACTGGATAGAATGGATGCTCAAACTTCTTGCCAAATTCTGTGACCACATTAGTTAAGCCAATCTGACTGCATGCAAAGTTAATTATGCCTTCCTCTAAGAAGTCACCTAGCTTCATAGCTAAGTTCTGGTCAAATCTAATGTTCTCACCATTCTTAGCTTTAATGTTTTCTTTTAGCTGTGCCTGCCTGCTTTTATATTTGCCCTTGCCCATAGCGTTGGCAACTATAGAAGCTGTTAGCACATCATCCCTAGTTAATTTACCTTCTGCCATTATTTATCCAAATAAAAACTAACAGCTAGTAGGAAAGCTCCTACTAGCACTAATATCATTACGTCTGGAATATTACCCATAACTACTTCCCTGCCTTTTTGTTTGCAAGATGCTGTTTACGTCTTGCTTTAGTCCACTCAATCTCAAGCTGTAGCGATTGCCACAGCTCATCTTTTACAAGTTGCTTTTCTGCTTGCGATAGATCACTAACAATATAAAAATCTGATTTGTTAGGGATGTACCACTCATAATTGTAAGCCTTGTATTTTGGAGATGGGTCACCTTTATCTGACCAATCCCACTCTACATGACCAATACTAGATTTAAACATTAAACCATTTAACATAATTACCTCACTACCTTAATTTGTGATCTGAAGCCTGCTTCAAGATTACGCTTGAGCTTCGCCTTCGCCTTTTCTTCGTCATCAGTTTTGAAGCAGACAACATAGCTGTCTTTGCTAATGTTGCCTGCTGCATCTGGAACATATTGAATTACTTGATACATTATTACCCCCTATTGCTGTTATAAAGGTCAAAGCCTTTAAGTTGTTCTGCCAGAAACTTATCCAACAGTCTTTGTATTTTAAGATTCTCACTCTTCATAATCTTAACCTTGTTATCATGGTCAGCTACTACTATGCCTGAAGATTCAATATCAAATTCATTTTGCGATTGGATTCTCTCCAAGCATGAAGTGATCAAATTAATTTGTGAATTAGTTAAATTAATATTCATTATTGAAATTTCTCCATTTCTTGAGAATACAAATTCCAGTCAGCACTGACTCTTTTTGACTCTCTAATCAAGTGATCTATCATCCAGTAAGTATTTGCATCCATAACTTTATCAGCAGCATCTCTCCAAGACATTTCAGTAGGCTTCCACTGTCTGAAAGTCCAAGCATACATAAGTTGTAATTGATTTACAGTCACATCTACATCAACAGTTTTTTTCATTTTCATTACTTCACCCTGCCTGTTAATTTTTCCCATGTGTAAACCATATCTCTGGCTTGCTCTGGGTACATGTCATATTCAATGGCAATAATCTTCCAAACACCATCAGCATAAACACCAAATTTAACTAGATCGTCAATGTACTGTATGACCTCTTGATCAAGTTCATTAAATTTTTGTAGTTCCATAATATTCTCCTGTATTAAATGATTATTAGTAAACATACAGTATTCTACATCACATATATAAAAATATGCAAATATATTTATATACTGATTATTCTGGGAAAAGAGAATTTAGGGTAGGTACGCTTGCAAGAGCTTCAAGTGTTTCTTGGAATGATGTGAGTTCAACCCCCTCACTAAGGTGTTTGTCTGTAAAAATATAATACTTCTGTTGGGTAGTGTTTGGCTTAAAAATGAATCTTTTGGTAGGCAAGAATACAAAACACAAAATGTCACAATGATAAGTCCTATGTGACTCTGCTTGATTCCTGTGATTTTCCAATGGAAATGCATACTTCCCTTCTTTGCCTTTGTTTCGTGATTTGACTTGTACTTTGAACAATGAATTATTGCCCATCTCTACTATTAGATCAGCAGGATGCCCATAACATGTTGGATAGACAAATTGGCAATGTTCTGCCAAGAAGGATTGTACTAGCAGCTCGCCATAGCTGCCAATTCTTATTGCATTGTTTAGCTGTTCTTTTGTCTTTTTTGGCATGATGCAAGTTGTTCTGAATTGAAGATTGCTCTTCTTCCAACCTGTTCTGCATATTTTGAATCAAGTATTTCGCTTGCTGCTTTTTCCCACTCGCCCAGTTCCATGTAAGCTCTAGTTTTTCTAAAGCTCATCCAAGTATTGATGCCCATATTAAATGCCACATCTATACATACATACTTTGCTGCATCTGGGAATGTTCGCCACACTTCCCATTGCTTATCTAATTGTTCTATTACCTTGTGAATGTCATTGTCCAGAAGATACATAGCTTCTTCTTCTGTTATACCATTGCTATCTAAGTTTCTGCCTACACCTATACTTAAATAATTCTGTGAGCAGTGATAAGGTTTTAAGACCAAACCTTCAAAATCCACTAGACGTTTCTTTAGAAGGTCAAAGTCCAGACCTTCTTCTTCATGCATTTTCATAAACATTATTTATCCTTGTCTGAAGATGAACCAAAATAGTAGGCAAGCACAGTTGCACTTGCTGCTGTTAAAGAACCTATAGCTAACATAACTATGTCATCTGCTGCATCTGAAACTGGGAACACAGTTATATAGAAGATATAACCTACAAAACCTAACATAGTTAGTCCTGCTATAAATTTAGGTGTCCAGTCATTAGCAAACTTATCTCTAGCATCTTGAATGTCTTTTGTTTGTATTGAATATAGATCAACGTCAAGTTCCTTCATCTTGACCTCAAAGTCTTTATCTATTTTTTTGAGTTGGACTATTTGTTCTGGGGTAGCACTTGCCATTGCCTGCTCTATGCTTTTTGGATTAGGTGAACAACCAAGAGCTTCAGCAATCATGTTTGCTGCTGCACCTGCTATTGGACTTCCAAGACCTGTTGCAAGTGTTGGTGCTATTGCACCAATAATTCCTTTAATCTTATTAAATTTCATATCTGACTTAAAACATAGCCAAGCATGGTTAGCGTTAATGTACCCAGACCACCTAGCATCCAGTTTCTTATAAAAGTTATTTCCTTTTGCAGTTGATCTAAAACTTTAAAATTTGTTTTCCACCTTTCACTGCACTCCACCTCATGTCTAACAAGTTCTGTATGTACTGTGGCTGCAGTTGGTTTAGACATTTATTTTTTCCAGATATCCTGAATATCCTCTATGTGCATCCAACAAAGAATACCTGTCACAATAACATTAGCAATTACAATTATCTCAATCATCTTCATTTACCTCTGGTTGATTTTGACTTTCAAAGTCATTAATTCTGTAGTCTTTATCTCTACAAAGTTTATTAAGAGCTGTGTTTAGCTCTCTTATTTGTCCTTCGATAGATAACAGCTCATTAAACAAAATCTTTTGCACATCATTTAATTCTGATTCTTTGTAAGACCTATGATTAACATTAATTACTTGATCTTCTGTTTTTTGTTCTTTACTCACTTTACTCTCCTAAAACTGGAAACTCACCTAATGGTCTATCACCATTATCATCATAAACATACAAAGCAGCCAAAGCATCCACATCTGCTGCGTTATCTATAGCTGTACACATCTCATTAGCTTTTGTTCTTATAGCAGCTCTGTGTGTGCTTATATTATCTGGGCAAGCTGTGCCACCATCTGCTTCTCTTATTACATACCAATCTGTGCCACTAAGCAGACTGCCTGCTTCAATATTTATTGATTGTTTGTGGTCTGTTTTTAGATCATCTATATCATGTGCTGTTGCTGTTCCATAAGAAGCTGTGACTGCATTGTCTGCAAAAGCAAATGATTGATCTGTGTTTTTGTAATATGCAGGGTTCTGATAATTTGTATTATCAATTATGATTTCATAAATGCCTATTGCTTCAAGTTCTTCGCTTGACCAAAGATTAAAAATATTAGAAGGGTATTGATTTTCATTAATCTTAATACCTTTAGGATTTTTATATATATTTGTTATTTCGTTATTTTCTACTAATGCCCACATCTTTAAATTATACTCCTATCTTGCTGTTGTTGGAATTCCTGTTGATGTCACAAATGGACTTTTTGCAAAAGCCATGTAAATGTATTTTGCATGATTTATATTAATTTGATTACTTGTTTTAAACTTGAATCCATTACTTAAAAAATCTAATGAGAAATCTGTAGCATGATATCCTTCTGCTTCTGCTAAGTTTGGTGTTAATCTTCTTTCTACCTCATTGTGAGGACTTGATACAGAATTATATAATCTCCAATGATATCCTGATGTATCTATCCTTCTAATTAATAACCATGCAGGTTCAAAACCTGTATAAACAAATGAACCTTCTAACCCACCACCATTTCCATAGTAAGTTCCAAACTTAGAAAATCCTTGTTTCTCTGTCCAACAATAAGCGATGTAATTGTACCCACCATTGACAGCAAAGTCTGTCCCCACTCCAAAAGTAGAAGATGTGACACCTGTAATGTAGTTTGTAGTTGAATTATATGCAGCAGTGCTATTTAAGATAGTTCCACCAGTGCTACCCATGCCAGTAGTATAAACAATCCAATCTTCTACTCTTCCATAATTTCTAATTATCATAAAATTAGGTTTAGCACCTAAACCATGACCTATACTTCTAGCAGTAGTGTTTGAAGGTGTATATTTAACTATACTGAAACCTG